AGAAGTAAACTCCCATGCAAAGTCCAGGAAATCTCCTGTCTCCAGCAGATACGGGATATTACAGAATTCCAGCTTTGTTCCTACACTGTTCTGGTAATAAATGTCATACTTCAAATCACACCACCTCCTATGCAGGTTCAATGTCAGAGATCAAGCGGCCGAACTCTCTGTCGTCGCACTCAACCTTGACGTCAGCACGAACGAAACCGCGGGCAACGGCATCGCCCAGTTGTTCATAGTCGAGATACTCGTCCATAGTTCCATCGACCTGTCCCGTTCCGGTGCGGGTCTTCACAGAGACATTAGCGTTGATGTTTCCTACTTGTTCAGTCACGCCATCACGCATTTTCTTTACCAGACCAGATACATCGATATCCTCCGTCGCTGTGTCGAAAGAGTTAATCATCTCGCTGGCCGCATCCTGCATCGTATCATTCAGTTCAGGGCTGGTCTGATCGATGCCTTGTCCGATACCAGGAAGGATGTGCTTACCGATTTCATCTCTTGCACGACGAGAAGGGCTGTTGATTCCCAACCAGGACTTCACTCTCTGGATGGCATTACTTGCTGCATTGACAGCAGCATTTACCAGACTGGAAGCAGCACTGGCAACACCGGAAGCCATGCCTTTAATTAGGCTGCTGCCGAGGCCGAGCCAGTCCATGGACTTGATTCCGCTGATTGCGCTCTTTCCGATGTCAACCAACAGTTTCGGGATTGTGGTCAACAGAGCGTTAATTCCGTTTGCAATCCATGTGATTACATTCGATCCAAGCCTGTTCCAATCCATGTTGGCGAAACAGTCTTTTGCGCTTTGACCGATTTTCCTTATGGCATCCGGCAGATGTGTTGCCAGAGCCCGGAAACCATCACCGATCATTGTGATGATTTTACTACCAAACTGAACCCAGTTGAATGCGCTGAATGCGGCGATTATGGCCTCGATAATGGCCGGGATCGCATCGATCAAATCTGGGATGGCATAAATCAGACCTGCCGCCAATTCGACTATCAGACTGATTCCGGCTTCGAGCAATTTGGGGGCATTGTCGTTTATACAGCCGCACAGATTTGTGATTATAGTCGGTACTGTAGCGAGGAAAGTAGGAATATTCGAGATCAACGAACTGGCCAGAGCCTGGATCATGGCGAGTCCGGAGTCAATCAGAAGACCTACGTTTTCTCTGAGCGTTCCGCTGAACGAAACAATGGCCTCCATCGCCATGGGAATGAGCTGAGGAAGACCGGTGGCGATACTGGAAGTCAGTGTGTCAATCAGACTGATTCCAATCTCTGTGATCTGGGGCAGACCTACCATCAGAGCATCGAACAAAGTGCTCAGTATGGTGAGTCCTTGTTCTGCGAGACTAGGCAGGCTTGAGATAATACCAGATGCGACGGTTTCTATGATCTGAAGTCCTGCAGAGAGCAAAACCGGAAGCTGGGCGACTATCGAATCAAGGATAGCCTGGACACAGCCTCCTGCCGCAGCGATCATGTCCGGGAGGCCAGAAGCGATACCTTCCGCCAGAGTTCCAATGAGCGTGATCGCAGTGGACCACATATCACCGGTGCAGCTTGCGATTGCCGAAATGAACGAAACAATCAGAGTAGAGCCGGCAGTGCCAACACCTTCAGCCTCCTGGATGCCTATGCAGAAGGAATGCACCAGAGATGCCGCAGCATCAATGAGCCGAGGTGCCGCATTTGCTACCTCTTCCACAATGTCAACCAGTACGTCACCAAACGAAGTGACCAGCCCGTCGAATCCGTTCTCATTGAACGCATTATAGAGTGTTGAGATATATTCCTGGCCCTTGATCGCAAGCTCCTTAAGAGGTTCTTGGAGTTTTTCAAAAACAGCGATTCCCAGGCCTTCAACGCCAGACATCAGAATCGTAAGCTGACCCTGAAGGTTATCCTGCATGGTAGCAGCCATAGATTCGGCCGCACCTTCGCAGTCATATATCGATTCAGTGAGCTTAGCAAACTCCTCATCGCTGGCATTGATGATGGCAAGCATGCCGCTCATTGCTTCTTTGCCAAAAATGGTAGAGGCAGCTGCAGCTTGCTCTGTTTCGCTGAGGTCAGCAAAACTTGTACGGAGGCCCTGCATGACCTCCATGAGAGTTTTGGAATTGCCCGCGGAATCTACCATCGAGATTCCGAGATCCTCCATAGCTCCCGCTATCTTATCTGTAGGTGCCGCCATATTGGCAAGGGCCGTCTTCAGTGCTGTACCAGCCTGACTACCCTTTATGCCGGAGTTTGCCATCAAACCGATAGCTATCGCAGCATCTTCTGCGGAGTATCCAAGTGTACCACACAGTGGGGCAACATACTTAAAGGTCTCGCCCATCAGGGCGACATTTGTGTTTGACGATGCAGATGTGCTTGCAAGGATGTTCGCAAAATGCCCAGACTCACCAGCGGCCATACCAAACGCCGTCAGTGCATCCGTAACAATGTCGGAAGTCGTTGCAAGGTTCTCACCGGAGGCGGCTGCCAGGTTCATTATACCGGCCAGACCGTCATACATTTGCTGGGGTTCCCAGCCTGCCATAGCCATGTAGTTCAATGCTTCTGCAGCTTCAGTAGCACTGAACTTGGTGGTGGCACCCATTTCCTTGGCTTTCTCGCTTAAAGCATCAAGGCCATTCACCATTTCTCCAGCAGCTGTAACCACCGTTGCGCTGCTGGCACCGGAGATTGCTTCTACCTGAGACATGGCGGACTCGAAATCAGATCCGACCTTGACGCAGTATGCTGCACAGGCAGAAAGGGCGGTTGTCACTGCCGAGATAGCAACAGTCGTCGCCTTGAGGCTAGTTTTTGCCAGAGTGCCTAATTTGCCTAGACCTTCCTCAAGCCCGCTGGGGTCCAAACTGGTATCAATAATGACCTCACCGTCTGCCAATGGTAATCACCTCCTATGGCGATCCGTCATCGGCACAACGGCACTACTTGACATTCAACGTTATTTCAAATTCTCTTTTACAATTCCGTCCTTTACACTTGACGAAAACCCCCCGGCAAATAGCCGGGGGGCGAATGAAAATCGGCATCTCATACCCGCAGTATGGACACTTTACTTTTTCGGGAGAAGGTTTCTGTTCACTCACAGAACTCACCTCCCTTTAAGTAATGCGGATACGTTTCCGCCATTCATCAGGGCAGCTTCAATCGCTTTGATTTTGTCTACCTCTGTTTTAGGAAGCGGCAGTGCATGAATTCGCTTCATGTCCAAATAGAAATCCTTCTGGGATTTGGTCATATTCTGGGTGATCTTGATGCTTCTGTATCCCATGATCTTGACGAACTCCGTGTCCTCAGACAACGACTGAAACATTGCCTTGAATTTCCACCAGTGCAGATCTTCGTCCTGGAGATCTACACCGAATTGTTGGAGGAAAGCAGAATATATGTACGCATCATCATGATCGAAGTCATAATAACGCTCACTGGATCCGCTTCGTTTTCTTCGTCTCGTTTTCTGGGTTTCTTCCTTACCACACCGATAAAACCACATGATTTTATCGGTGGCCTGATTGATGTCCTTCGGAATGTGGTCGCCATAATACAGCTTAAGCGCCTTCTTTAGCTTATCCGTGTCTCCGATTTCATCGTCAAACATAAGCATCTCGAACATCACCGAATATCGGAAGTCGAAGTTGAGGTCATACTGAATGCCATCGATGACCACCGAGGTAGGCAGTTCATCGAGAAGCATATTCATTTAATGCCTCCCGTTCTTCCGGTTCCGATTATGGTTCTTGCCTTTACCGTGCTCTGCAGCACGACGCTGCGCACGGTTGGGGCTGTACCGGTCGGCGATCTCCTTCAGTTCTCCGGCAGAGTTGTTCTTGGCCTGCACGAATGCCTCAAAAGCACCGAGGGCATCCCTCAGATTGCACTTGCCTTTGAAGATCCGCTTGTGAGCGCCGTCACCAAAGACTTCGTCAAAGAAGTCGAAGATGGTACCGCACTGCTTGCGGATAAGCTGGCTCTGAGTCAAGCCTTCATATGCTTCACGGGTATTCTTCTGTTCGACGGTCTGAAGGGCATCTTCAATCCGTTCCATCACGTCTGCATCGAGGAAGTCAATTTCAAACTCCTCGTCTCTGATTTTGAATTTCATGCACTACTCCTCCAATTACTTAGGTCTTCTCGGTGAAGACCTTGGTTTCGGTGTTGAAGGTACCCTGAACAGGGTCGCCAACACACTTCAGGGTTCCTGCCAGAGTCAGGGGTTCACCACCGCTGCCGGTGTTGAAC